GGACCCATCGGAGGTGAGAGATGTTACGCATGGATAAATTAACCACTGGCGCGGCTTACGGCGCCTCTGCGGGGAGCGTGTTGAACGGCATTCTTAACGCATACAGCCCTGAGCAGTGGAATGCCATTGGCGTGCTGGTGGGCATCGTAGTTGCCGTTCTTACGTACCTGACAAATCTGTACTTCAAAATCCGCGAAGATAATCGCCGCGACAGGAGCCAGAATGAACCGGACGCTGAAAAGTAAGCTCGTGAAGGCCATCCTGGGCGGATCGGGCGCGATAACCATTGCCGCAGTCATGCTGGGTAATGCTGACGGGCTGGAAGGGCGGCGCTATTACGCATATCAGGATGTTGTTGACGTCTGGACTGTATGTGATGGACATACCGGTGCCGACGTTCGCCGCGGTCACCGTTACACCGACAAAGAGTGCGATGCTCTGCTGCAGTCCGACCTGCGCAAGGTGGCGGCAGCCATCGATCCGCTGATTAAGGTCCGCATCCCTGAGACTGCACGGGCGGCGCTTTACTCGTTCACCTATAACGTGGGCGCTGGCGCGTTTAGTCGCTCCACGCTGCTGAAAAAACTGAATGCTGGCGATGTTCCGGGCGCGTGCAAAGAGCTGCAGCGCTGGACGTATGCTGGTGGCCAGCAGTGGAAAGGTCTCATCACCCGGCGCGAGATCGAGCGCGAAGTCTGTGAATGGCAGCAAAAGCCGCAACTGTTCAACGGCGGTGCCGGGCCGCTTAACCCAGGGATGCCAGCATCAGCGCCGGGAGTGTTCTGATGAAATCCCATTACCTCATTGCGATCGTCGTGTTCATCCTGTGCCTGTTCGGCGGAGTGTGCTGGTCGGCCTGGTATCACAGCGACAAGGCCAGCCGTGAAAAAATACGGGCAGATAGAGCTGAGCAGCAAGCCGAGTCTGCAAACGCCATTACCGCCAATGTCATTCAGGCGGTGAGCATTATTAACACCATCTCCGAGGCAAATCAGAATGCAAAACAGCAGATCGCACTGGAGTCACAGAGAGTCCAGGCAGATATCAAAGTGGCTGTTACGAATGATGATTGCGCTCGTCGGCCTGTGCCTGCTGCAGCTGCTGACCGGCTGCGGAAGTACGCGGACAGTGTACGTACCGGTTCCGATGGTACCGCTGCCGGCAAACCTGATAGCTGAGACGCCGCAACCTGCGATTCACGATCCGCTGACCTATGGGGCTAGTCTGGATTTGAATGTAAGCCTGTTATCAGCGCTAGGGCAGTGCAACATTGATAAGGCCAGCATCAGGAAGATAGAGGCGTCGCGCAGCTCACAGTAGCAACTCCAAATTTAGCTTGCTAACAATATCTATACCTTTCGTATGAAAGTAGTGGATTACACTTTGATTCCAGTTCGAGTGCGTTCATATATTCTATAAAACGACACAAACATAACTATACCTTTTTAGAAGGTGTCGATTTTTATTTAACATGTAGACTCAACCCATCCTGTATGGATTGTCAATCTGACAGGTGTATTGGAAGCCCTTTAGTCATGGCTTTGTCCGGTGGCTCCGGAGCATGGTGGACTGAATGGAATGCAATACTTACAAAGGCCACGCAGTAGCGTGGCCTTTCTTAGACATTTGCGGTTATCTGAAGACGAAGCGACATCTGCCTTAAAACAGACGCAAGAGGGGACTAAGGCAAATTTATGAAAAAAGTATTGGTTTTCTTCAACTCGCAGCAGGTAGAGGTCGCAAATGTACTTAAGCCTGTAACATCAATTGTTCGATGCTACCCAAACGGTGATGAAGTCTCCCTAAAAATAATGCTTACCGGGATTCATTCACTGACGGGGGATCATCTCGAGATTTGTGTTGCTTCTGATCGAGAGCTAACTCAGGAAGAAGTTTCAAACGCAGTGAAAAAGTATCTGTGAACACAGCGACAATAACGCCCGGGAATCCTTACTGGCATGTCGATAACTGATCGCTTTTTTATATGCATGCTGTAAACGAATTATGGTGAATCCCCCTAAGCGGAGGGGCTAATTAACCGGATGGCTCTTCTACACTGGCGCTCATCATGAACGACTGAAGCAGCGAGTCACGGGTGGTTATCCCAACGACTCTCCGGGAGGCACCCGGCATCATATACCCAAAGCCCTTGCAGTGATGCAGGGGCTTTTTTTGTCACAGACCAATGCATCAGGGTTTCCCTC